TGTACACCTGCACCATTGTCTACTGTTACAGTAGTGTCGCCAATAGATTTTGCACCATTGACTAAATTACTACCGCCTAGTAAACTTCGATACGCTGTTGAGTTAGTACACATAGAGACTTTCAGGTTATTACCTGCTGTTCCAGCTTCTCTTGCGATCCATGATCCTACGTTTCCTGAACCGTTTGAATAGTTGTCTAAGTAATCAGTTGTATTTTTAATCTGTAATCCTGTACCGCCTGAGGCAGCATTCAGATTACCAGTTACAGCTCTGACCACTCGTAAAGCATTTCCGTACTGCAAAAAGTTGGTTGCGCTAAAAAAATATTCGAAAGTCTTTGCGTCTGGTTTCCCAAACACTCTAACATATTCGTCTTCACTTGAAACCGTAGTGATTTCATCCATCGGCCCTTTCTCACTAACAACACCTATTGCACCTATTGATGTAGATACAGCAGGGATTACGTTAGTAAGGTCCTTTTCCGTAACAAGAACGCCTGGTGATACTAAAAAAGCCATCTTGTTTTCTCCTTTGAGTGTTTAAATTTTAATATTAAAATCTTAAAACTATTTATAAAATGCAAGATTTACCAACCTCTTTTGACTTTTACCGGTGACCAAGTGGTACCGTAAGGGTCTTTAAATGTCTCGGGTTCATCTAAACCGTCATTTATAAAACCAAAAGGTGCCATGTCTTGATCTAACATGTTTTGTTGTTCATCAACAAGTCTGGCACGAATATCTTGATCTGTCAATTCTTTGAAATATGTCTGATTAGATAACCAAGCAAACATAACAAGACAAGTTACTAAATCATCACTTGACCCTTCCTCTGCTTCGTACTTATCTTTACCCTTTAATATATAAGTTGATAATTCTGCAATAATGTCAAAATCTTGCACTATCATTTTATCATGTTCGATTAATGCTTTTAAATTTGAACAACCTATTTTTTTTGTTGCTTTAGTTGTTCGTAAACCTAATTGAGATTGTTTACCACTAAAACCTGTACCTGCAATCTGTCCTGATCGACCTCTTTGATTAACCATAATTAAATTATCATATTCTAAATCATATTGCATGGTATCTGCTACCTGACCACCAATATCATTTACTTCAATTAATACCTCTGCTTGATTATAACTTGTTGCAATCTTATGAATAATTTGTGGAAAGACTAAAGGTTTAATTTCATTGTTTCTATATTTTGCTACAATTTTATATGGTATACTAGTTGCGTCTGTTACAACAAAAGCGCTGTAATCATTTATTGTTCCTCTTGCAACATCAACAGTCAAAACATATCTACAACCTTTTTTAGGCATTTCATAAACATCTAAACCTGCGTTAGATTGTTCAGGTATAATATGAGACATTGTTCTTAGCTTAGAACTATTAATAAGAGTATCAACACTACCTAAAAATTCACATTCAAACTCTGTTCTAAATTGTTGTTCACTTGTATTTTTTATTGTTTCTGCTTTCCATTTTTCATCACGACCTGGCACCTCTGACCAATGCACTTCAATAGGTTTATAACTATTACGTTCATGTATTGCGTCATTCCATAATTTGTAAAACATATTCATTCCGTGTGGAGTGGATACTATCATAACTTTTGATGATTTACCAGATGATATAGTAGGATAAACTGAACTAAAAAATTGCTCTGCAATATTATTTGGTACATAAGCAAACTCATCTAAAAATATTACATTATAAGAACCACCACGAACAGCACTTGATGATGTTGCGGCCGCAAGTATTCTACTACCATTCTCTAATTCTAAACTACCTTTGTTCCAATTAATAATACCTTGTTGTAACCATTTGGGTAAATTTTCATATGCAAGTTGTAATCGACCTAATAAGTCTCTAGCAATTGCAGCTTTGTTTGCAAGTATAGCAATATTTACATTAGGATTAAATATGGCATAGTGTAATAAGTATGCAATGATTGTTGTTGATTTACCAGTTTGTCTAGGCAACTTACATATACTAAAACGATTATTATGAAAAGTGTCAACCATTTCTTTTTGAAAATTGTATAACTTAAATGGTTGCAATCCGTGATCAAGTGTAACTATTTGAATATAATTCGCAATAAAATAAACAGGGTTTTCTTGGCAACGTAAAAATTCTTGTACTTGTTTTTTGGTAAATCTTACTTTTTGATTCGCAGCTTTTAAATTTGGATTACCTAAATAAGTTTTATTTTCCATTTTTCTTTATCAATTTCTGTAATTCTGCTGTTGATCCTACAAATAAATTGTTCTCTACTTTATTAGGTGCCTTTACAACCTCATCATTTAATTTTTTCATCTTCTCTTGTAATACCAAAAGTTTTTCAGTCACTTCACCTACATTTTTAATTAGCGTGCCCGCTACTTCATATGCTCGTGGGTGGTCCGTGTCTTTCGCCAATTGCACAATACCATCTATGGCGTCTTGACCTCTTTCAACAAGATTGTAAAGATTTTCCCTACTATATTTGTAGTCACTATCTATATCCTCTTTTTCTTTAGGACGTGGTATAACTGGTTTATTCTCAACAGGTACGACATCTTTTTCTGTAATGTCTAGTATCTCGTTGAGTTTATCCTCAACCCTTTTCATTAACTATCTTTATCTGTGCCAGTAGCAGGATCGTAAGTATTTGCGTCTTGGAAAAAAGAAAGCTCTTCGTTAAAACCAAAGTTATCATCAGCGTCTGCTGTTGAAGGACTAGGTGAAACTTTATATCTTTGTTCTCTCTTAGGTGAGTTAACAGGCATATCTGTGTATTGATCAACTTGAACTGTTTTGATAACTTTGCTACTTGTAACTGGTCCGTATAAGTACATCTTTGCTGTAAAATTTAAGGTATACATAATAACTCGTCTTTCAGTAAACTCACCATCATAACTATCTTCATATGATACATCACCTAAAACAATAGGCACATCTCTTACGACTTCTAATTGTGGCATAACGTTTAGCGTTATAGTATAGTCTGGTTGAAACATTGGTAATATTTGTTCTACTACTTGTAATGCGTCTTCACTATTTTTTGCCATTGCAAACAAACTAAAACCAACATTGTATGGTACAGGCATGTAAGATTGTTGTAATGATTTAGCGTCTGCCCCTTTTACTTTTTTAAACTTTTGTATTCTATTTAATTTTCTTGCTGGGTCGTATTGTAGTGTTGTCATTTCAAAACCAATACGTGGCAATGTTAATGCTGTTGTTGTTGGATTTGCAGCTGTTCTTGCTGAATCTTGATCAATACGAGTTAAGAATTTTTGTTTTGGTCCATATGCCAAAGGTACTTTCATTTTTTGTATTGTTTTACCTGTTGAATTTTTACGATAAACGTATAAGTCATTGAATAAAGTACCAAATGCAACAACGGTCTTTCGTATCAATTCATGGTATTGTGCGTCTTTAAACATTATATCTCCTAATTACTTGGATCGCCAAATGGATTCTTTTCTGTGAAATCAAAGATATCGTTATCTGAATCGAAATCATCAAGTCCAGCAGCTGCGTCAAAGGCAGCATTATCTGCACCACTTGGGTCCGTTGCCATATTTTCTGTAACAGCGTCTTCTAGTAATATATATTCGATATAGTTTGGATCATCTTCGTATATAATATTATCGCTGTCTGTTTCATCTATTAAGTATTCACCTGCTTCAGTCAATACTGCTTCTATGTCACCTGTTATACTTTCTGAAAGTAAAGCACCAGATGAAGTTGTGCCACTTTCTAATGATATTTGATTTTCCAATACATCCATAGTTACTGAATCCAAACGGTCATCAATATCTGTAACACCTGTCTCAACGCTTTCTGAAGCGTATTCCCACATAGAACATTTAAGTTTAAATATAGGAAGGTCATTGATTTGATACATAGGATCTTCATCCTCAACAAAATCAATTTGGAAAAACTTTTTGAATCGTGATAACCAAATGATATCACCTTCTCTTGGTCTATTGATTGAAAGAGTGTTTGATGTATTATCAACCAATATTTCAAATGTTCGTCTTGCAACCACAAGAGTTAATTCATCTCTTACTTCTAAACCAAACTTACCTACTAAATCACCTTGACCTGCAAAACCATTTACATCTTCTACATACATTTCAATAGCATATGCGTCTGTAAATTTATCTACGCTATTTCCTAAAACACTATCTCTAGTTATTTCTTCTCTAGGCAAATAGTAAGTATCTTGACCATAGATTTTTAATTGTTCTATAATTAAATCTTCGTAAAGATTTTTTTCTGCGTGAGTTCCATGACTGAAATAAGTATTTCTCATGATTTACCCTATCATGTAGTGTGGCGGTAATTCGTATGCTAATTGTATTTGCTCTTCAAGTCTATTAATTTCTTCTTGGGCTTGTGTGTAAATTTGTTCGCCGTTCATTTGAACACCACCTAACATAGCTACACCTTGAAACTTAGAAAGATTTTGCCCCCATTGTTTTTTAACTAATTGTATAAGATATTTTTTTAAAAATATATCATCAAATACATCGCTGTAATTTGAACCATCCAATTTACGATAACATTCTATAATCATATAATCACCTGCGTCAACATCATGTTGCCAATCCATATCAATATATAATCTATTAGTATGTGCATTAAATCTAACAGGTCTTTCACCAGTAAGAATATGATCTAATAAATCTAAATGTCTTAGTGTCATATCATAGTGTATAATACTTGTAGATGAAAAATCATACAAGTCATTTAATCTTAATTGATATCGTACATCAAATAAATTTAATGCAGCTTTATCTGTAAATGGAAATACTTGAACTACGGACATAACATTAGAAGGCATAGGTATATAATTTTTACCTTCTTTAAAAATTGCTGTAACTGAGGAATCTCTACTATCTGTAACAGTAGATAATGTTTCATCACTTCTTGCTCTTGTAATATCATCTGCTGTAACTTGATATTTAAGATACATTCTTTCCACACCATCATAATGATACTGAGCAAAATATTGTAATGCTTCGTCTATTCTATCCTCTACTTGATCATCTTCAACATTTATCTCAATAACAGGTTTACCTAATGCTCTTAGGGCGTACTGTTTAAGTGTTTCTCTTGTTGTAATCGGGTTATTCTGTGCCATGT